GGTTCTAAAGCTTCATCTGACAAGTCTAAAGGTTTACCAAAACCACATTCTATTCCTAATAGAGCGAGGTACAATGAATCACTTGAGAAAGAAGTAAAACAATTAAGAGAAAAAAATGAAGAGTACCGTAAGGCACTTAACATCTTTAAAGAAAAACTTAATGAAGTTGCTGTTTTCAATTCAAATCTAGCATATGCAACTCGACTGTTTACTGAGCATTCGACAACAAAACAAGAAAAAATAAACATTTTAAGACGTTTTGATTCTGCTGAAACAATCAAAGAATCGAAAAGTCTTTATAAGACTGTAAAAGAAGATTTAGACTCGAAAGGAAGTTCTGCAGTTGTAACTGAATCAGTTGCATCTAAAGTACAGAAATCACCATCTAAAGGTTCTGCTACAAATCTTATCGAAAGTAAAACTTACGAAAATCCTCAGTTCATGAGAATGAAGGATTTAATGGGTAAACTTCAAAAATAAAATTTAAAAAAAACAAATACTAAAATGGGAGCATTATTAGAATCAGGTCTTGTTGGTAATATTGGGTTAAAACACCTTAAAGTTATCAAAGAAGACACAATCAACAAATGGGACAAATTAGGATTCCTAGAGGGTCTTAAAGGTCACGTAAAAGAGAACATGGCACAATTATATGAAAACCAAGCGTCTCACTTAATTAACGAAGCATCTGCTTCAGATAACTCAGGTTCATTTGAAACAGTAGTCTTCCCTATCATTAGAAGAGTATTCTCTAAATTATTAGCTAATGATATTGTATCAGTACAAGCGATGAACTTACCAATCGGTAAATTATTCTACTTTGTACCTAAAATTCAGAACAGAAATGCTGATGGAACACATGTTGCACCTTTCGGAGCACCTAATGGACCATCAAGTACTGAAGAAAACTATGATGGTGGTAAAAACCTTTATGATAGATTTTACGAAGGTTCTGCACCGAATTCAGACCCAGCTGGGTTATTCGATTACTCTAAAGGAGCGTTTTCAGGTCTTACAGTAGGTACTACACCAGTAATATGGGATGGTTCAACATTAGTAGTTGCACCAACAACTGGAGGACAAGCTTACACAGGTAATCAAAGAACTGTCTTAGTTGCATTATCAGGATTCGCATCAGCAGGTCAAGGTAAATTAATCGGACCTACAGGTAACGAACAAGATACTGAGGATTTCTTAGCATCATTAGAAATAAGTAGTGGTAGTACTTTCTATAACTTTAACGTGGTAACACAGAAGTATGGTAAAGGTATCGTTCAATACGGTAACGAAGCTTCAACTAACTTCCCTCCAGGAACTTACACAGGACCAGGTGGTAAGTATGATGATATTTGTACCGCTGACGGTGTAATCTATTTATCAGTTGATACTTCAAAACCTGTTGAAGGATGTGCTAACTGTTCAATCGATGGTTATACAGGTACTACATTTGACACTGCTGTTGCAGTAAATGACTTCGTAGCATCTTACAGAGTATATGCTGACTTAGAATTCGAAGACCAAATGGGTGAAGTTTCTTTCGACCTTGATGCAGTTACTGTATCGGTTACAGAAAGAAAACTAAGAGCACAGTGGTCTCCAGAATTAGCACAAGATGTTTCTGCATTCCATAACATTGATGCTGAGGCTGAATTAACAGCTTTATTATCAGAACAAGTGGCTGCTGAAATTGACCGTGAAATCTTAAGAGACTTAAGAAAAGGTGCGGCTTGGACATTACGTTGGGATTACAACGGATGGAAGAGAGTGTCTAATGGTTCAGTTAACTATAACCAAAAAGACTGGAATCAGACATTGATTACTGCGATTAACCAAATCTCAGCTCAAATTCACAAATCTACATTAAGAGGTGGAGCTAACTGGATTGTTGTTTCTTCGGAAATTTCAGCTATCTTTGATGACTTGGAATACTTCCACGTATCAAATGCGGCTCCAGACCAAGACCAATACAACATGGGTATTGAAAGAGTAGGTACATTATCAGGTAGATACCAAGTGTACAGAGACCCTTACTTCCCACCAAACACTGTTTTATTGGGACATAAAGGTTCTTCATTATTGGATACAGGGTACGTTTACGCACCGTATGTACCATTACAGTTGACACCTACAATGTATAACCCGTTCAACTTTACTCCGATAAAGGGTATTATGACGAGATACGCTAAGAAAATGGTTAATAACCGTTTCTATGGTAGAATCGTAGTTGATGGTGTTAGAACATTTGACTTGAACTCTTTAAGATAATATATCTTAATAGGAATATTAAAGGGGACCTTATTGGTCCCCTTTTTTATTTGTATAGTTTCTAATACAATGAGGGGAGTCTTCCCCAAAATACATACATCTTAAAATTTCATTTTCAATTCTTAATGGTTGAAACTTATCGCCATCATTTGGTTTATGACCATTATTACGTGCCTTCATCATAATCATTTCATTTTTCACAATTTTAGTACTTATTTCACTTCTAGTCATAATGTATTTTTTTTTGCATAAAAAAAGGGACAATGTCCCTTTTTAATTTAATTAATTTGCTTTGTGTACTTCAGGGTCAGGAACTGATTTTTCTTTATCCTCAGGAGGTGTAGTTAACACTCTGATAGCTCTTGAAATCACTTCAGACTCTTCAATACTAAATGCACCTCGTTTGTGTGCTGATTTAGCTGCGTGTACTACACAGTACAATGATTGGTCACCATTTAAGTTCTGTACAAACTTATCTAAATCTTGAAGATTAGTATAGTTTATAGTGTCAAATAATGTTCCAATAGGTTTTGGTTGTTCATCAACAGATTGTTCGGTACCTTGACCTTCTAAAACTTCACTTACCTTTTCCTCTACAGGTTTAGTTTCAGTTTTTTTAGTTCTAGTCTTTCTAGCTGTTGGTTTCGTTGTCTCGTCAGACGTTGTCTTTTTAGCTTTAGCCATTTTGTTTTTTTTATTTAATGAATAAGTTTATTTCTTGTTATATTTATTAATAGATAAATGAAGTATAGTAATAATCAAGTATGAGTGAATATATTTTAACAGAAGATTTAGCCGTTTGGTTTGGAAAGAAGAAAAAAAAGAAAGGTTCCAAACAACCAAAGGGTCCTTGGGTTAATATTTGTAAAAAGAAAAAAGGTGGTGGTCACCCACCATGTGGTCGTGAAGATGCCGACAAAGGTGCGTACCCTGTATGTAGAGGTGCGGGTGTTGCAGGTAAAATGTCTCAGAAAGATAAAGACTCGGCTTGTCGTAGAAAACGAGAAAAAGAAAAGAAAGATACTCAAACAGGAAAAGGTCAAAAACCAACAAGAATTAAAGTGAAGAATTACAAAAAGAAAAATGAATCAATAGATAAGTTAGTTAACTTAGTATTAGAGGAATTAGGGGGTGACGTTAATGTTTCGACTAAAGTAGTTAAAAGTATTTGCGACTCTAAAAAGTTCTGTAACGCTCAAGGACCAATAACTTTCGGACAATTAAAGAGTATTGTTGATAGTGCCAAAAACAAAAGATTAGCTAAACATATCGGTGAAGGTGGATTTAAAGCGTTTATACGTTTAATGCCTTGGTTTATACCACAGATAGCAGTTGCTGGAATGTTTACCTCAGCAATGAGAGCCGCGAATAAGTTATTTGGACCAACATTAAAAGAAACTCCATCATATAAATCTTGGTGGGCAAAAGCAATCATGAAAATGTTTAGTTTTGCTGAGGGAGATATAAACCCATCTGACCCTTTTAGTAAAATATTCTTTATAAGTGACGGTCTAATGAATTTAATGAATAGTGAAAATAAATTAAAATTTGCTTATCACATATCTGAAATCGCATCTACACAACCTGATGATGAGGCGGTACCCGAATTCTTTGTTGAAAATGAATTAAGAAGTTGGATTAATCAACGATTTTTATTGGACCCACCATTACAACCAAAAAAATTAGATTCATTTGACGATGTAAAAATACCATTACCTATAACTAAAAAGGAGGATGAGGAGGAGGATTTAGTGGATGATACTAAATTAATCGAATCAGTTTTAAAGTCATATACTAAAGAAAAAACCGTAATATCTGAAGAATTACAATATCATATCGATAATAGTCTTTCATTAACTGAAAATGTTTTTAGATATGGTAGTCCCAAATACTTTGACGTAATTAACGAAGCACGTAAATTATATAGTGAAGGTTACAATCAATGGTCAGAAGAGGAAGTAGAGTTATTAGAATCCGATAGAGGTAGATTTTTTAATTATAAGGGTGAAAGATTACCGTTTGATTTCCCAATGGTTAATGAACAAGCATTTAGTTGGGACGGAACATATGCTAATGAAATTGATGAACAAGGTGCAGACACGTCTTGGTCAAAAGATGAGGATAAAATAACTCTTCAAGATATTTTAGAACTTACAAAAGACATTAAAATTATAAACTTCCCTACTAAAAAATTAGCTAATATTGTTCTAAACTGGAATGATAATCCTGAGGAAATAGAAAGAATTAGTCAAGTAGAAATCTCATCTCAATACCCTATTTTAATTATGGTAGATGAAAACGGTAAAATTCAATGGATATTAGACGGAAATCATAGAGCACAAAAAGCATTAAGGTCTAATTCAGAAACAATACCAGCAAAACTTATTAAACCATCGAATCTTAATCCTAAATCTAAAAAAATATTTGGTTTATCTGAAGCCGAATATAAGGGTAAAGATGTTAGTTTAAACAAACCTAAGTCAGGTGGACCTAAGAAGTGGTATGTGTACGTTAAAAACCCTAAGACGGGTAAGGTAATCAAAGTATCGTATGGTTCCCCTGTTATGACAGCTAAATGGAATGACCCAGGTGCTCGTA